ACTGGATACATATTTCAGAGAATTTCTTATTTGGTGTACTATACATAGCTGCACTTCTGCACTGGGAAATACACTGTTGATGGCTGCAGGAAAGCTTTTTAGCCCATCTACACATGCAATCAGAATATCTTCTACTCCTCTTTCTTTGAGGTTATTTAGCACTTCCAACCAAAAGTTAGCTCCTTCACTTTCAGCCAAATAAAAGCCCAGGACTTCTTTTCTGCCATTTTGGTCTATGCCCAATATATTGTACATACATTTACTTACGCAATGTCCATCCTCCTTGACCTTAAAGAACATCCCATCCATAAATACTATCGGGTATACTGATTGCAGTGGACGACTACGCCATTCATTGATTATAGGCAGTAATTTGTCGGTAATACTTGATATCTCTGCTACCGATATTTTGTGATCATAAATTTCCTCAACGTGTGACGCTATATCTCTATAGCTCATACCACTGGCAAATGTGCTCAAAATCTTCGTTTCAAGCTCTGGATGTAAGCTTGTTTGCCTTTTTTTGACTATTTGCGGCTCAAAACTTCCTTCTCTATCTCTTGGCGTTAACAGCTCAAATGAACCTGCACTTGTACGTAAAGTCTTTCCATTCCTCCCATTTCTGCGATTATTTTCTTCACTTTCAGCTAATAAATGGTTTTCTATTTCACCTTCTAGACTCGCCTCCAGCAGCTTTTTTATAAATGGTGTTAATGCTCCCTCCTTTCCTGTCAACGGTCTTCCTTCTCGTATAGACGACAGGATATTTGTTTCCAACTCTTTATAATCTACCAATCCGTTAGTTCTGTTTACTACTTTTTGACTCATTGTCAAACCTCCATTTTTAAATTGATATAAATTACTTTTTTTCGGTTTGACACACTTTTTTGAACATTCCCTATTTTATGTTAATATCCTTACATATTTGAGTATAAGTTTCTGTGAGCATTATTTATAAACGTTACAACACTAATCCATAAAACTTCTCTAATTGCTCGCTCCACAACATCGGTATTTCTCTTAAATCAGCTAGCCTCAAATCTCTTGGCTGCCTCCCATTTACTATGTCTTCTTTAATTTTTGGTGCTAAATAATTTAACCTTAAAATTTGCTGTATTCGTCTTGTACCTATATTAATTTTGGCACTCAGCTCCTTCACACTTCCATATTTTCCCTCTTCTAGTTGCCGTTTCCACAGATGGGCTCTTACCACTGCTTTCAGTAGCGCATTGTTTGTTTTGCCTTCTGGTTCTATTACTACACATTTGTTTCCTTTCTTTTTTATTGCTATAAATTCCACCTTATTCTCTGAACTGACTTCTATTCCATCTTCTCTTATCATTACTCCCTTTATTAACTTTTTCACTACTTCTTTTTGCTTTCCAAAACTTAAATTTTCCCATTTTTCTTCGGTCTTTTCTTTCCACTTTCCATATAGCTGCTCCGCTTTCTTCATCACTTCTTTTTCTACTTCTCCGGCTACCATAGTTTTGTTTATTGATTCACAACCTTTTCCCCTTAAATGATCGTTGCATACGTAATATCGATACCTCTTATTCTCTTTTTTCGCGTACGTCAGAGTCATATTTACATCACAGCTCTTGCACTTGATTATTCCCTTTAGCAGTGCTTCCTCATATTTTGCTTTTCTATATGGTTGATTCTTTATCAATTCCTGCGCTTCTTGCCATTTTTCTTTTTCTATTATCGCATCGTGCTTTCCCTCATACTCTTTCTCATAATGTCTGATTTTTCCCGTATATATTGGATTTGTTATTATTCTTCTCACCGTTGCCTTTTTAAAGATATCTGATTTTGTTCTGTAACCTTGGCTATTCAACTCCCTTGCCAGTTCTGCCATTGACTTCAGCTCCAAATATCTTTCAAATATGTGCCCTACTATTTTCGCTTCTTTTTCATTTATTATTAATTCTTTATCTTTTACATCATATCCAAGCGGCAAAGTTCCCCCCATCCACAATCCCTGCTCCTTTGATGTTGCTATTTTATTTTTTACCCTTTCTACGATCATTTCTCTTTCTAGTTGTGCTGCTCCTGACAATACCGTTTGTACAAATTTTCCCATTGGCGTATTATTGTCAAATATCTGCGTTACTGCTACAAAATTTACTCTATGCCTTCTAAAAAATGACGTTACTTCGATGCTGTCTTTTGTTTCTCTCGAGAGCCTATCTAGCGTATATACTACTACACAATCTACTTCTCCTCCCTTTACATCTTCAAACAACTCCTTTATTGCTGGTCTTTCTAAATTTTTCCCTGAAAATCCGCCATCATCGTACCTTTTTGCCAATACTACCCAACCCTCTCTGCTCTTTATGTACTTCTCACATGCTACTCGCTGCGCATCTAAACTGTTAAACTTTTGTTCTAGACCGTCTTCATTTGACTTTCTCGTATATATTCCACATCTTATCCCTTTACACATTTTCCCTTCCCTTTTGATCACGCAAACCAAATAGGAGCGGCCCATTGTAACTCATTCCCATTATTTTTCCAGCTACTGCTGATAATGATGTGAAAAATTCTTCTCTGTAGATTAAACCTTTATCTGTTACCATTACTGCATGCGTCTCTTCACCTCTTTCTAATATCAACTCTGTTCCTGCTACTGGCAATTTGTCACTACTTATTCTTTTTCCTTTCTCTAGCCGATCTGCCAGATACTCTAGTCTTTTTGCTCCTTTTCTTGACATTTCTCCATACGCTTCCTCCTGTATTCTATATGCTAGTCTCGGTATCAGATATTTCTTTGAATGTTTAGGTGCCTCTTCCCCATATACCTTCTTCCACATTCTCCTTAGCTCTTCTAACGTTTTTTTCTCTAAATTCATTACTTTCTTTTCTGTTTCTTCCTCCATATTTTCTATCCTCTCATAAATAACTTTTCAATTCTGTCTGTTTCTTTCTTCAATACTTCAGTTACTTCTTTACTGTTTTTCGCATAATCCATCGCTGTCATTCCAAATTTATCTGCTTGCTCTATTTCTCCTCCAGCCTTCACTAGCTCTTTCACTATTTCTTTTTCACCTACCATACATGCAAGGTGCAACGGAGTACATTTACTGCCACACTCTTCAGCATTTACATTCCCTCCTGATTTTATCAATTCCCTCACGACTTCTAAACGTTTCTCCGTTACCGCTAGGTGCAGTGCCGTATATCCTTCTACATCTGCTGCATTCACATTCGCTCCTTTTTCGACTAATAACCTCACTGTTTTTGCGTCTATTGCATAATGCAGAGCTGTTCTTTCCTTCTCGTCTCTTTCATAAATATTTTCATATGGGTTCTCTAATAATTCTTTTGCTGACTTATTAAATTTGCCAAGCTTTAACATAATCCACCTCACCTTTTCTTTAAATTTTAATCCCTCTTTTAAGCATTCCTTTTCGCTACCTCATCTATCATTTCATTCACTTGGCTTATTATCTTGCTTGCTAAATTTTGACATTCCTCCTTTATTAGTGATTTGTCTCTTTTCCTTATTTCTTCGATCTCTATTATTTTTAACTCTGGTAAATAGCTCCCATTCAACATGTCTGCTATTTCTCCCACTAGCCTCTCTATTCCATAGCATGTCAGTTCTCTACTTTTTGTTACTCCTCCTTGTTCTCTCAGAAATTTACTCGCCTTTTCACTCTCTTTGCTATCACATAGACGATACTTTTCACTTTCCCAGATGTAATACATTGGTGTTGCACCGTACTTATTCAGTTGATTAACTTCAGCTCCCGCTTTTACTAGCTCTTTTATTATTTCAACTTTTGCTCCTTTGCACGCAGAGTGGAGTGGCGTACATCCAGTGACATATTGAGTGGCATTTACTTCTGCTCCCGACCTTAGCAGCACTTTTACATTTTCTAAACTCTTTGCGAATACTGCACAGTGTAGAGGTGTATAACCATTTTTATCTCTTGCATTTACCTCTGCTCCTTTTTTTATTAATAATCTCACTGTTTTGTAATCAGAGATTTCCACTGCTTGGTGCAATATCGTCTCTCCTTCTTCATTTCTTTTTTTAATATCGTTACTTGATACTTCTTTAAAAAACTTACTCTTGCTAAAACTCATTTCATACCTCACAAACCTAGCGTCAGATAAATTTCTTATATTTACCTGCTGCTATTCAAGTCATGTCCTTTTTAGCATGAGAAAGCAAGTCCTTTTCTTTTTATTTCATACACTTTTACCTATTATTAATATAATATATGAGGATCTAAATATAAGCGCTTAACTTATTAGAGATATTACTTGACTATTTTTCCAATTTCTGTGCAAATGTCTATGTTCGTGCCACTTCAGTACTCCTGGATAAAATACTAAAATGTGCTTTTCTAATTCGTGTATTGAGTCTTTTTGCTCTAACTCATTTTTATAGTAAACGTTGTGTTCTGCTAAAACATATTTTCTGACCTTCTGATCTGTATAATTTTCTACTTTATAGTTGTGAGTAACGCTAAATCTTTCTAAAATTGGCTTGTGTTTTAAACTCCAATATTGCCCTGAAAGTTTATCGCTTCCCAATACAAATTTATTTCCTCTTTCTTCTATGCTACTAACTGGAAAGCACGTATTTATGTCTCCTAAATCCCAACTGTCTGATAATACTATCTGCGCTTTTGCAAATTTAATCGATGGTAATAAACTCTGTGGTAATGGATATAGTGCTTTTAAGTTGTACCACAAATGATTTCTTTCATAAATACCGTTATAATTCTTTGTGTGAGGCTCGGTTTCTCCAAGGATTGCTACATCTAGGCGATATATATCATTGCTTAAAGCTCGTTCATAATGATCGCGTAGATAGTTTTCTATAATCCTAATAACTGGACCACTAGACCTGAAAAAATTTACTCTTCCAAATGATAACACTGGTCCATCTTTTTCTATTTTTACCCCTGAATAATCAGAAAGAAGATCTCCAAATAAACTCTCATCCAATATAAATCTCTGCGCATTATAATAATCGTTAAAAATCCTCATCAATCTGGATCTTACAGGCAGTGATAGTTTTGCCAGCTCTACTACTGCATCTACGAAGAAGTCATTTGGTACCTCTTTTATCCCTACTTGCAACTCAAAAAAATGTTTACCAGGTGGTTCTTCGATAATTTTAATATCTTCTATATTTGCCCATTTTAGTGCTATTTTTAGTGATGCTGGAGTTCCTCTCAGTCTTTGAAATTTTACTCCTTCTATTACGGCTTTTCTTCTATCTTTTACCCAACGCAGTATCTCTTCTAAACCATATTCCTCAATCAACCACGGCAATGTTTCTTCTTCTAATCTAAATTTAAACCCTCTTATGCAACTTGGATTAACTTTATAGTCGATTGTTTCTACTAGCGCTTTTTCTTGCTTTGTTGCGTTTGGCGGTAATAAACTTTTCATTTGTCTTTTCTTTCAAGTTGCTTTAATTTCCTTTATTTAGGTAGCTGATGAGTAAGCAAGAGATCATTGCAGAACTGATAAAAAATAAAGATGTTCTTAATATCGCAAACACTTTCCATAATATTTGACCATATTATCCATACTTTAAAAAACAAATTACAACTTCTGGAAGAAAATCGATACTTTCGTCTCCCTAACATTGGTCATTTTTATCCAGTAAACCACTTATTGCACGTAATCCTCTCACTTGGTAAAACTTTTATGATTCCACAAAGCAAAAAAATACGTTTTAAATCCTATCTAACTTGACGTAGCCAAGCACTGTACACTCATTCCCCAGAACCACAACATCCTCTCTTGGCTCGATTAATTCTACGTTTTCTACACCATCTACAAATAGATTCGCTATTATCCATGATTTTGTAACATTCCATCCCAACCTTCTACTTGCTTCAAACTTCTCAATAAACTGCTTCTTGATTTCCTCCTTTGATATTATAGGACTTATACTCATTCTGCTGTGAATATCTATTTCCGTAATATTGCAATCAATTACTGTTACTGTATCTGTTAAAACCCTTATATCATCTCTATTAACCTGCTTTTTTACAATTTCTAGTAGCTCTTCTAACGCTATGCCAGTTGTGGATAATTGTGTTGATAAGATTGAAATTTGTACTTTTCCTGGTATAGGTGATTCTACTAATGCATCTTTTACTCTACTATCTGCTGACAGTGCATGATATTTATAATATTCCTTACTTCCTCCTGTTGACCAACCTGCTATTTTTGCTTTTACCCTCTTTCTAAATCTTTCATCCTCTTCTTCTTTTTCTCTCTCTACTCCATAAAATTCAGCCAAATTATCAAGATCTTCTCCCCTTGCAAATTTCAGTAAATTACTCTTTACTGCTTCGTTCATCCTTTGTCTGAGCAAAAGTTCTCGCCAGGCTGCTACCTCCAGAATCTTTATCGCTGGATCGGATTCTACTAATCCTGAAAAGGTTTCATCCCTACGGACCAATTCTTCCTTCATTCTCGAAAAGATTTCCTCAAAGCTCAGTGGTTCAATAATATTTGGCTGCTGCATCTTTATACTACAACCCCATCGAAGCGAATCTTTCTTCCCATTGGCAGATACAATCCTTCTAGATCAAGCGTCACTTTTCCTTCTTTTACTCCTTCAACTTTTACTTTTTCTAACTTAAACCTCTTTTCCCATTTTTCCAAAGCTTCTGCAGTTGCTGAATAGATTTCCAAAGTTAAATCTCTATTTATTGGCTTATCTACTAATTCAAATAATCTTGACCCATAATCTCTCCTCATCACTCTGCTATTAATAGGGGTAGTTAATACACCTACGACAATGTTGCCAACAATTTAAAACTTGAAAAAAGTATTTCCAGAAAACTTTTATGTCCAAAAGTAAGAGCTCCATTTATTTATGACGCTAATGACGAACTAATTATCAGCTTTAATGTAGTGGATTAATAATGAGCATATTATTTAAATGGAATGTTATGAACAGTAAAGAAAGATTTGCCATACGAGTTAGTTATGAACCTGATAGGTTGGCAGAGGTATATTTATTAGACGCCTACACAAAATTAATGCCAGTGCTAAAGTATTCAGTAAATGCAAATAAAAAAGAACTTCAAGGAGGATCAAATGTTAACAGTAAGCTTATATGCAAGAGTTTCTTCAGAAAAACAAGTACAAGAGAATACGATTGCAAGTCAACTTTCAGCTTTAGAAAATAAAATTAAAGCAGATGGGCATGAATTGCTAGATGAACATAAATTCGTTGATAATGGCTATAGTGGATCTAATTTAGTTCGTCCTGCCTTAGAAAAATTACGTAATAAAGTAGCAGAAGGTAAAATTGACATAATCTATATTCATTCTCCTGATCGTTTATCGCGTAAATATGCATATCAGATGGTTTTACTTGAAGAATTACAGAAAGCAAAAGTAGAAGTAATTTTTTTAAA